CCCGACGCGGCAAGCTTCGAGGAGTAGCCCGACGCGGCAAGCTTCGAGGAGTAGCCCGACGCGGCAAGCTGCGAGTAGTCGCCCGACGCGGCAAGCTGCGAGGAGTAGCCCGACGCGGCAAGCTTCGAGGAGTAGCCCGACGCGGCAAGCTGCGAGTAGTAGCCCGACGCGGCAAGCTTCGAGTAGTCGCCCGACGCGGCTTGAACGCCTTCCGCACCTTTGCCACAGGCATCACGCACAAACTTGATGGCGTCCGCAATGAGGTCCGGGAGTTTCAGTTCAGCGGTTATAGTGATTTCAGCCGATGCCCATTTGCGATCATCGCTGCGGTCAATCTTGCCGCCCAGTATGACGCGGGCAAAGCGGTTTCCATCACCAAGGCCGTAGTGGTCCAGCACATCAAGCGGGTTCTGGCAGGCGTGGAACCCGCTTTCGCACTGCTTGACTGGGCCGTCATGGGTGAAGGTTTCGCCAATTTTATACTGATAGCCACGGCATTGCAGGTTCTTGTCAAAGCCTTTGTATGCAATGACGGTTTCGGTGGTTTTGGTCATGCGTCAAACTCCTGCGCATGGGTGGTGGGGAACAGGTGGGCGATGATCCAGCGGATGAGGCGGGTCATGCCGGGTGCCTTGCAAGCAGGGCGTCAACGCGCTCGAAGGCTTCCCGCTGGCGCTTTTCATGGGCCTCGATCAGGGCGATCATGGCGCTGTTGGTGGCCATTGCGGCAGCGTTGCGGGAAAGGTCGGCCAGCGCTGCGTTCAGGCAGTTCGCGGCGGTGCGGGTGCGGGCGGTCATGCTGCCACCTTGAGCGCATCGGCCACATTGGCGCGGATCATGGCAAGGCGGGCGGCGCGGGTGGCGTCGGCCCATTCGACGCCATCAGGGCAGCCAAACAGCGCGGCCAGAACTTCGTCGGCGCTGCTGTCAATCAGGCTGGCGGCGGCATCGCGGTCAAACGGTGTGGTCGCCATGCATTCGGCAAAGCGCTGGCCGTAGATCGCGCGCAGCTGGTCAGCCTCGGCGCTTTCGTAAGTGTGCCATCGGTCGCTGGTCAGCGGGTAGTGCTTAACGTGGCTGACGCGGACCGGGTTCAGCGCGGCAATGGCCGTGAGCGCTGCGGGTTCGAGATACCAAGGGGTCATGTGCCTGTCTCCGTTCGTTGGAGACAGGGTTACGGTATTCGTAAGGTTAGGTCAATACGAAAATCGTAAGGCTATGTCGATTTGGTGCTACGCCCACGCCAAACCCATTTGATCACGGCCACGACTATCCAGATCAGACTGTAGATGATTGCGCATAATAACGCGGTCAGGACGACGGCTTCACCCCACAGCCGGGGGCTGGGCCCCTTCTGCTTGGCAAAATCCTCCCAGCACTGCTTGTCAGAGGCCCGAATTTTGTCCCAATCAGCAAGGCCGTTTGGCAGCAGGTGGGTCATTGCGTTTGCGCGGCAGCTTTCAAGGTATTGCGCTTCTGCTGTCCGGGCGCTGTGCACGGTGTCGATCCAAACCCATGCTGGAATGACAACCAATGCAAATGCGGTTAGCGCAACTGCCAGTCTGTTCCAGAAACCAAGCCGAATTTTCAAACCCGCCTCCCGATCCAGACCACGCGCCCCAGCACGTGCATTTCGCCATCGACAGCCTCAATGGGTGAAACCACCGGATTGTCTGATAGCAGCATATACGATCCGCGCGGCGTCTGGCGCACTCGCTTGATCATGCCAAGATCGCCCCAGTAAACCGCCCAAATCCTGTCCTGGTCGTCAATCCGCTTTTGCGCCAGGTCGATTAGAACCGTGTCGCCATCGTGGATTGTTGGCTGCATTGAGTCACCGCGCCCACGCACAACGCGCAGGCTCTCGATCGCACCCTGATGCAGCCCGCGCAGCCAATCCAGCTTGAACGGGACAAGCCCCATGCTTTCAGGCGCATCGTCTGTGGTGCCGCCACCCATGCCAAGCGCTAGGTCAACTTCCTCGACCATTGCGATGCCCTGAGCGCTGGCAAATTCCGCCACGCTGGCCGGTCCGCGTTCGCCGCCGATATGGTAGTGGTGGATGAGCTTGCGGGCCTCGTCAAAACTCAGATCACGCTTGCCCGCATAGAGTTCAGTCACCCGCGCCGGGGCCAGCGTCAGGACGCGCGCAATCTCCGCCCGGCTCGTCGCCAGCGCTTCAACCGCATCAAGCAATTCGGACTTCGTAAGCACGGGTCCGGCATGAACCACCGGTCCTTTTCGGTCTATAACGGAAATCGTAATTTCTCTTGCAACGCGGTTACGTTTTCCGTAACGTGCCTTTCCATGATGACAGCCGACGAAATTGTCCGTGGTTGCGGCGGAACTTCCGCCCTTGCAGCCGAGCTTCAATTGACGCCCTCCACGGTGTCTAGCTGGCGCGCTGCCAACCATATTCCGCGCTGGTGGCGTGACCGTGTTCTGCGGGTCGCCAAGCGCCAGAAGTTTGCACTGACCGCCGCTGATTTCCCGGCAAAGCCGGTGCGCGGGGAGAAGGCAGCATGACCTTCGCTCTCGCATACGCCGCCGCATCCGCGATCAGCGCCGTGATCCTGTGGGCCATGTGCGCCGCCGCTCCGCAGGGCTGGCAGGACGAACGCGGCTTTCACGCTGGCGAACCGGAGTAGCCCCCGGTGCCGCCCTTCATCCCCGACAACGGGGCCGACCTTCCCGATCCGACTGCGCACCGGCTCTCCTACGACCAGTGGGAATACGCCGTCTTGATCGAGATTGCCGACGCCCGCGCCGAGGGCCGTCCGGTTTCGTTCAAAGTTCCTTCTGCTGTTTTCCATGAGAGTGACAATGGCTGATCCCGTCCACAATGTCCTGCTGCCGATCACGCTGCCCAGCACAAAGTCTTTGCGCGCGGCGGTGGCCTGCATCATCCGCGATATCCAGCGCGAACACCATGAAACCGACCAGGACACCGCCGACAAGCTGGGCGTTTCGGTCGGAACTGTGCGCAATGCCCGCAATGAGCAGGCCGACCTTGGCGCGCTGACGATTGCCAAGATTGGCGCGCTGTATGGCGCAGAGGCGGTTGCCCCGTATCACGCGCTCTATGGCGCTACGGCGCATGGTGCCGCCAGCCATGACGCGGCCCCGCTGGTTGAACTGGCCGACGCCCTGAGCGCGCTGACGAAAGCCGCCAGCCCCAAGGCCCGCCTCGATACGCTGCCCGCGCTGAAAGCCGCTGCGGAAGCCATCGGCGGCTACATCGTGACCCTCGAACGCTTTCGGATCGCCGCATGAGGCTGGGCGAAGCCTTCACCGCCATTCTTGGCGAGAGCGAAAAGCGCCGCAATCGCTTTGTCTCCGCTGCCGAGCGCGAACTGATTGAACGGTGTGAGCGGCGCCGCGCCCACCGGGAAGCTGAACGGGAGTTGCACCAGTGAAATCCAGAGCGATCCATCCGGCGCGTGTGAGTGCGTTTGCCCAACTTCTCTCCGAAGAAGTGCCAATGATGGAGGCGGGGCGCCGCCTGAACCTGACTAAGGGCGAAACCGTCAGCACCATGCGCCGCATCCGACTTGAGCTGGGGGCGCAAGCAGCATGAACTGCGACTTGGCAGAACGTAACCGGGCCATTGTGGCTGCGGCTAAGGCTGGCGAAAAGCGGCAGGCCATTGCCGACAGATACGGCCTGTCGCGCGTTCGAATTAATCGGATCGTCGCTGCAAACTCCAAGCCTGGACGCAAGAAGGGGCAGAAGATCGGGGCTTATAAGCAGGACCGCTTAACCCACCTCTACAGCCGTATTCGCTACCTTCCGACACAGATTGCCAATCTAGAAGCCAAACTGGCGGCGGTTAAGGCCGAGGCGCGTAGCTACGGGCTGGTGGTATGAACATCGTCCTGCCATTCCCCCCGTCCACCCTGTCTGGCCATAACAACGGCGCATGGTATAACCGCGACAAGATCGTGGCGACCTATCGCGCCGAGGCGTTTCACCTGACCCGCAGTGCCAAAGCCAAGCAGGGCTACACCGTCCCGGCAAAGGGCGACATTGCAATCAGCTTCACGTTCTACCCGCCTGACAACCGCAGCGACCGCACCAACTTTGCGGGCCGCATGAAGGCGCAGATCGACGGCATTGCCGAGGCGCTGGGCGTGAACGACAAGCGCTTTCTGCCTTCCTACCATTTTGCGGATCCGTGCAAGCCGGGGCGTGTCGAGGTGCAGTTATCCCCATGTGGATATGCCCCATCAACCTATGCAGATTCGCCTGATTCTGCTAAGGAAAATGCGGACCGGGAGAGCGTTGGCGCGCTCCATCCCGGCCCTGCCAAAGTCGCTATACAGGAGCGAAATTGATGAAGCCTTCTAATCCGCCTGAGCGCGGTTCGCAACCGATTCCGGTAGTTGCCTATGATGAACGGAAGGCGCGTGACGCCTATCAGGTCCACGCCGCCCTTTTGACTGCGGAAAACCGCGATGCACGGCTCAAGCAAAACCCGCAGTGGACCATGCTGCGGCATGACGCTTACGAAGCCTTTTGTCGGGCGTTCGAGCAATGAGCGCCATTCAGAACACCGATGCAGAGGCCGCGCTGATCGCCGGTCTGCTGAACGATAACGAATGGATTGATCGTGCCGCTGACCGGCTGTCGGGCGCGGATTTTTACGATCCGCTCTATGGCCGGTTCTACGAAGCGATTGTTCGCGAGGCTGCGCAGGGCAGGGGGGTGAATGCCATCACCCTGCGCCCCTATTTCAACGATGATGAACTGCGCCAGTTGATCCGGCTTTCGTCTGACCTGTCGGCGCTGCTGGCTATGCGCGAACTGATTGGCCAGGTTGCCGACATTTCGCGCCGCCGCCAGATGCAGGCAGGGCTTTCGGTTGCTGCCGAAGCCTGTGCCGATCTGACGATCCCGCAAAGCGAAATCATCGCCCACGCGGATGCCGCTATTGCCGAGGAAGCCAGTGGCGCGATTGCGCAGCCCACTGGGGCCGAATGCCTTGGCGCGTTGCTGGATAACCTTGGGAAGCAAGATCGCGGCGTTACGGGCGGCATTCAGGTGCTGGACGACCTGATGGGGCCAATCCGCCCCAAGCAGCTTGTTATCGGTGCTGGACGCCCCGGCATGGGTAAGACCGCCCTCGCGTTGTCCTACGCCATTGGCGCTGCCCAGCAGGGCCACGGTGTGCTTTACGTCAGCCTCGAAATGTCGGCGCAGGAATTGGCCGAGCGTATGGCCGCAGACCTTTGTTTTGATGGGCATGAAGGTGTGCCGTATGCCGCGATCCGTGATGGCGACCTGAACGGGTGGCAGAAGCGCCGGGTGGCCGAAGCCTACAGCAAGATGCAGGGCGTCCCGTTCCATATCATTGACGCGGGCGCACTGACCACTGGTCGCCTGAATATGCTGGTGCGCCGCCACGCCCGTAAGATGGCCGCCGATGGGTATAAGCTGGAACTGGTGGTGATTGACTACCTCCAACTGCTTCACCCCGACAGCAAGGCGCGCTCCAACTATGAGGCTGTTTCCGAAATCAGCCGCAGCCTGAAAGCAATGGCTAAGGACCAGGGCGTAGGGATTTTCGCATTGGCCCAGCTTTCGCGTTCGGTCGAAAGCCGGGAAGGCAACCGCCCGCAACTGTCTGACCTGCGCGACAGCGGCCAGATTGAACAGGACGCAGACGCCGTGCTGTTCCTGCTGCGCCACGAATACTACCTGCGCCAGATCGAGGAGAACTCGCCTGAATACGCTAAGGCTCAGCAGGCATTGGAGGCAGTTCAGGGGCAAATCGAGTTCATCGTTGCCAAGCGCCGTAACGGGGTGGCTGGCACGGCAACGGGGCGCTTCCACGGTGCTTATCAGGCGGTGCGGGGATGAGTGTTATTGCAACCGCAGTGCGTCACTTGATGGCGGCAGGCGTAACAGGTGACGCTTTGTTATCCGCTATTGCGGAGATGGAAGATCAGATCAGGAACGAGCCAAAAGCCCGTTCTTCTGGCGCAATTCGTCAAGAGCGTTACCGCCGTAACAAGGCGTCACAATCGTCACAAAGCGTAACAAGTGACGTTTGTAACGCCCCCCTTTCCCTCCCCCCCAATGAAAATATATCTAACCCCCCCACCCATACCCCCGGAAATAATACACCCGCGCGTAAGGGGGCTGGCCCTGCCAAGCCGGATGGGGTTCAGGATCAGACTTGGCGTGATTTCGTGGCTCACCGGAAGGCGAAACGGGCCGCGATCAACGAAACCGCGCTGGCTGGCATTCGGCGGGAAGCCGAAAAGGCGGGGTGGACGCTGGAAGCCGCGCTGGCCGAGACGGTTTCCCGTGGCTGGCAGGGGTTCAAGGCTGATTGGGTTGGCCCGGCAAAGCCCGCGCAGGCCGAAAACAGCTACCTTGACCGGCTGATTGCAAAATCCAGCGCGCCGCCGTGAGCCTTCCCGCAGAGCCAATCCCCGCCCCCGGTTTCAGGATCATATCCGGCAAACGAAAGCCCCCAGCCAATGACCAGCGATACGAAATTCAGTTCCGCAACGGCTACGTTGACCGCAAAGCCAGTTACACCGCTGCCCAGCTTGTCTGGGTACACGATGGCGGGCCTTGGGATGTGGTCGCAGTGCGGGAGTGCTGACTAATGGCAAACCCCGCTTACGTCACAAGCGCGAGGCCGGTTGAGATTTGCGGAAAGACCGCCCGCCTCGAGTGCGAGCAATGCGGCGGCCATGAGGATTGGAAGCTCGACAAGCTGCCCCCGCCAAACATCCTGCACAAGCACTTTGCAACGCGCGGTTGGCAAATGCGCAAACGGATTATCTGCCCTTCCTGCGCTTCACGAAAGGACAAGCCCATGACTGCTACGCCCAAACCCCCCCTGGCGATTGTCGCAACTGAAACCGCCGATGCCATCAAGGCAAAGCGTCGGGAAGCCCACACGGCAATTGAGCTGTATTTCGACATTGCCAAGGGCGCATACCGCGAGGGCTATAGTGATGAGCGGATTGCCAAGGACACCGGCCTGTCAGTTGATTGGGTTGTCAAGCGCCGCGAGGAAGAATTCGGCCCGCTGAAAGAACCGGATGAACTGGTGGAATTGCGCAAGCAGTTGACGGCTGCCGCTGAAACCGTGGCCGCAATTGAGGCGCGCTTCAACAAGCTGTGCATCGCCAAGGGCTGGGCTGCCTAACTCCTGCACCAACTAGGAAAAAGCAATGGCTAAAGCAGGACGCAAGATGAAATCCGGCAAGCGCACCAAGACGGGCAGGCTCTCCCGCGCCGGGATCAGCCCGATTGATCGCGGGACGGAGCGCACCCAGGCCATGCGCGCTCGGTTCGGGGATCACTACCAGACCGCATTGGGCCGTGCTTACGCTGTGGGCCTGCTGGGAGAGGGGCAGGAGGGCAAGGATAGGCTAGAGGTCGCCAAGCGGTTTGCGCGTCTGGTGCGCCGTTATTTCGAGGCCGTGCCGTATCGCTGCGCACTGGACACAAGCCCGCGCGGCAATCCAGACATTGCGCTGGTTGACCTCGACCTGATCGAGCGCGAACAATCCGAGTTCCGCTGGCTGTGCGACAAGGCGCGCGAACTGGATCACGCTGGGGTCCGGCCCTACCTCGACCAGATGATTGCCGATCGGTTCATTGACCACGACCCGCCGTGGCTGTCGCGTTTGCTGAACGGTGGGCGGCACTTTGGCGATGTGGCGGTTATGAACGCGGCGCTTCTGGCGATGGATGTTTTGGTGGGTCGCAAGGGGTCTTGACTTTCGTGTCAAACGTCGATAGGCAGAAATTGATCGTGGCGCTTTGCGTCATAAGAACCCTCGGAGCAATCCGGGGGTTTTTCTGTTTGGGCCTCGCGCCCGACCCGCGCTCTCCATCCATCGCAAGCACTCAGTCGGCCCACACGCGGCACGGTAGCGCATGGCTCTGGCAGTAGCGCGGGGCTAATTCACACCCGAAACAGCCCATCCTTCGGGAAGCTGAAAGCAAGGGTTCATCATGGAAAAAGAAACCGAGAAGAAACCGCGCCGGGTCGGTGACGGGACACCGGGTCCTGGTCGCAAGAAAGGCGTTCCGAACAAGACCACGACCGCGCTGAAGGAAATGATCCTCAAGGCGCTCGATGAGGCTTCACCGGGTGGAGGTATTGAATACCTCAAGCTGCAATCGTTAGAGAACCCGGTGGCGTTCCTGTCGCTGGTCGGCAAGGTGCTGCCGCTGACGGTTCGCGGTGAAGGTGACAACGGCGAACACATCGTCGCTATTGAGTGGCGGCGTGCAAATTGATTACGCGCCGGTCTTTGACCCGCTGCTAGATCCCGCCCGCTACAAGGGGGCATGGGGTGGGCGTGGTTCGGGCAAGTCGCAGTTCTTTGCGGACCTGATGATTGCCAGCGCATTGCGTAAGCCGGGCTTCCGTGGGCTGTGCTGCCGTGAAGTGCAGAAGTCGCTGAAAGAGTCGGCCAAGCGCCTGCTTGAGCAGAAGATCGAAAAGCACGGACTGTCAAAGCGGTTTGAAATTCAGGAAACGCAGATCAAGACGCCCGGTGGCGGTCTGATTGCCTTTGCGGGTTTGCAGGATCACACGAGCGAGTCGATCAAGTCCTACGAAGGGTTTGACGTTGCTTGGGTGGAAGAGGCGCAGACGGTTTCCGACCGTTCGCTAAACCTGCTACGCCCGACAATCCGTGCGCCGGGGTCTGAATTGTGGTTCAGCTGGAACCCGCGCCGGAAACAGGACGCGGTGGACAAGATGCTGCGGGGGGCGGAACTGCCCAGCAACGCGGCGGTGGTGCGGGCCAACTGGTGCGACAATCCGTGGTTCCCCGATGAACTGGAGCAAGAGCGGCTAGACTGCCTTCGCCAGCAGCCGGATCAATACGCGCATATTTGGGATGGTGATTACGTCAGCGTTGCGGACGGGGCCTATTTCGCGCGGGACATGGCGCTGGCGCGGTCGGATGGGCGCATAACCGATCTGGCGGTTGACCCGGTGCTGGGCATCAAGGCGTTTTGGGACATTGGTGTTCGGGATGCGACGGCAATCTGGGTTGCGCAGTTCAGCGGTCAGTCGATCAAGGTGCTGGATTATTACGAGGCCAGCGGACAGCCGCTGGGCGCGCACTTGGAATGGCTGCGGTCAAAGGGTTACGGCAATGCGCTGTGCGTCCTCCCGCATGACGGCGCGAAGGCTGACGCAATTACGGCTGTGCGGTTCGAGGATCACATTCGCGCGGCAGGGTTTCAGGTTCAGACCGTTGCCAATCAGGGCAAGGGCGCGGCGATGAAGCGCATCGAAGCGGCCCGCAGGCTGTTTCCGCGTATCTGGTTTGACGAGCGCCGCACTGAGGGCGGCAGACTGGCATTGGGCTGGTATCACGAACGCAAGGACGAGGCGCGGGGTGTTGGCCTTGGGCCGGAACACGATTGGGCAAGCCATGCTGCTGACGCCTTCGGGCTGCTGTGTGTGGCTTATGAGGAACCGCAGGTGTCGCGCCCGCTTGACCTGTCACAACTGACCAGAGGGATGGTATGACCGAAGACCGCGCCCCTGGCGTTGACATGGCGAAACTGGCCGCGATCCTGCAGGAGGAATACCGCGCGGCTGACAGCTACCGCGACATTCTGGCGCGCTTGGAAGAACAGGCGTTCGCGTATTACGAGGCGCAGCCGTTCGGCAACGAAGTGGATGGCCGTTCGCAGATCGTCCTGCCTGACGTGCAGGAGACGGTTGATTACATGACGCAATCCGTCCTGCGCACGTTTGTTTCTGGCGACCGCACGGTTGAGTTCGAGGCGGTTGACGAGGCCGACAAGCAGGCGGCGGAAGAAGCCACGGCGGCCATCAACTGGCTGTTTATGCGGCGGCAGGACGGGTATCGCATCCTGCATGATGGCTGCAACGATGGCCTGCTCCGCAAGATTGGCATTTTCAAGACTGTAGTGGAGACGCAGGAGCGGGTCAGCCGTGAGCGCGTGACCATTGATCCGCTCATGTTGGGCGAACTGCCTGACGCGGTGCAGCTGGAAAGTGAACCGGTCCAGAACGAAGACGGCACGATTACGGTCGATCTGAAATTTCAGAAGGTCGAAAAGCGCTTTGTCGATTACGCGATTGCGCCGGGCAATTTTCGGTTCAGCCCGCGCGCACGGCACGAAGACGAAGCGGATTACCTCTGCCACGTTGATGACGAAAAGACGCGCTCCGACTTGGTGGACATGGGTTTTGACCCCGATCAGGTTTACCGCCTGCCGGGTTATCACAGCACCAAGGCGCACGAGGTTGAAAGCAGTGAACTTGACCAGACGCTTGACGTAGAGTCGTCACGCGCGCTGGAACGGGTGGAACTGTGCGAGGAATACGCCCGCATTGACATCGACGGGGACGGTATCGCCGAGCGCGTCAAGGTGTTCCGCGTTGGCAACGAAATCCTGATTGATGCCGAGACGGGCGAACCGGCCATCGAGACGGTGGACGATCAGCCGTTTTCGGTGTTCTGCCCGTTCCCGCGTCCGCACCGTCTGGTGGGCTATTCGCTGGCCGATAAGGTAATGGACATTCAGTTGGCCCGCTCGTTTATGGCGCGTCAGCTGTTTGACGGCATGGCTTTTGCCAATATGCCGCGTCCGGTGGTCGATACGAACTTTGCCGACGCCGACACGTATAACGACATCTTGTCTCCGATCCCCGGCGCACCCATTCGCGTCAAGGGCGGCGTTGGGGCGGTGCAGCCGTTCCAGACGGGCTTTGACATCGGTAAGTCGCTGCAAGCGATGGAATGGCTGACGGGTGAGCGTGAAAGCCGCACTGGCATTACGCGCATGAACCAGGGCCTTGATGCCGACACGCTGAACAAGACGGCGACCGGCACCGCGCTGATGCAGGCGCAGGGCCAGCAGCAGGAAGAATACATCGCGCGCAATCTGGCCGAGACGATGGCCCGGCTGTTCGTCAAGAAATACCGCCTGATGCGCGCCGAGGGTGAGCCATTCAAGGTCAAGGTCGATGGTGAATACCGCATGGTTGACCCGTCGCAGTGGCCGGAAGACATTAACATCAACGTGCGTGTTGGGCTTGGCTCTGGCAGCAAGGACAAGCGCATTCAGGCGCGTATGGCGATGGCGAACCTGCTGGCCCAAGGGACGCAGCTTGGCGAAGTCAGCCACGAAAACCGCTTCAAGCTGATTGACGGTCTGGCCCGTGACATGGGCATCGGGCAGGGCGACGATTACTGGATTGACCCGGCCAACAGTGAGCCGAAGCCGGAACAGCCTGACCCCGCTGTATTGGAGCAGCAGGCCAAGGCGGAAGAAGCGATGGCGCGCATTGAACTGGACCGCGCCAAGGCCGAAGCAACTGTCGAAACCGAGCGCATGAAGGCGCAGGCGCAGATTGACGCGATGCGCGAGAAACACGCGCTGGAAATGGAGCAGCGCCGCGAACAAGCCGCGCTGGAAGCCGAACTGGCGCGCGAACGCATGGCGATGGAGGCGCAGTTGGCGCAGGAGGAAATGCTCCTGAAAGCCAGCGCAGACGTAACGCTGGGCGGCTATCGACCTGGGGGCGACCTGAATGCGTAAGTTGATTGGCCGCTTTGCCGTGTGGCTGGCCCGTAAGTGCGGCGTCCCAGCGACGGAAAGCATTGATCAGGCGCGGCTGATGAATGGCGCTGACGCCGTGGAGCGCGGGGCGCGGTGGGAAATGTTCTACCGGGAACAGGGCGGGCTGGCCGACATGATTGCGGCCCTTCGCCGGGAAGCCTTCGAGGCAGCGGCGGAGCTGGACCCGAAAGACACCGACAAGATCTACTATTGGGCGATGGCTGACCGCAATTTGCGCCGCCTGCAAGCCCGTGTGGAGGCGATTGTTATCACCGGCCAGACGGAGGCTGAGCGCATTCGTGCGGTTGAACGCGAGGCGGCTGTGCGCCGTCTGCGCGCGGTAGAGTTTTAAGCAGCCGCATACGTCGCGGCATATTCTAGGAGCGTAGCGAATGGCCCATCCGGCAACCCCGGAAGCTAGTCGCGCGCCTGCTACAGTGGCAGACGCGGCGGCTGATTTTGAGAATTTCCTGTTTGCCGATGAGGATGAACAGGACGACGAACCCGCGCCGGAAGGTGACGAGGCCGAAGCCGAAGAAGGCGGCGACATCGAACTGGACGACGAGGACGAAGGCGACGAGGACAGCGGACCAGAACCGGCCACCGCAGCGCCCGTCAGCCTGACAGCGGAGGAAAAGAAGGTCTTTGCGCAGCTTCCCCCGGAAGCCCAGCAGGCATGGGCCGCAAGTGAAAACCGCCGCAATACGCAGGTCCAAGAGGCCACCACGAAGGCCAGCAATGCCCAGCGCGAAGCAGAAGCCCGCGCAGCAGCAGCCGACGCAGAAGCCAAGGCCCTTTACGGTCAGCAGCTGGATCAGTTCGTGCGGGCGTTTGAGCCTGTCGCGCCCGATCCGCAGTTGGCATATCAGGACCCGGCTCGTTACATTGCCGAGAAGGCCCAATACGACGCGCAGAAAGCCCAGCACGACACGCTTGTGCAGCAGGTGCGCGGCATTGCCCGTGAAGCCGACACGCAGGCGCAACAGGCGTTTATCGCCCAGCGCGACCGCGAGTTGCTGACCATTCCCGAAATCGCCAACCCTGAAACCCGCGCGGAATATATCCAGCGGGCATTCGAGGTGGCTGGTGAACTTGGTTTCGACCAGGCGGAACTGACGCAGAATGCGACCGCCAACGACATCAAGGCGCTGGCTAAGGTAGCGGAATGGAAGGCGCAGGCCGAACGGTATCAAAAGGCCATGTCCCGGCAGATGCAGAAGGTCCGCGCCTCCAAAGGCAAGACCCTCAAGCCCAGCGCCGCGCCCCATGCTTCGGCAAGGTCGGCCCGTGGTGAGCAAGATTGGCAGCGCGTCAAGAACGCCCGCTCAAAGAATGAGCAGGCCGAGGCGATGGCCGATTTTCTCGGACTTTGATCCGGTTTTCGCAAGCAACCCCATTTCAAGGATGAATCGACATGGCTGTTCCCAGCAACACCATTCAGAACGTCGCCCGCGTCGGCGTTCGTGAAGACCTCGACAACAAGATTGCCGAGCTGTTCCCCGACGAAACCCCGTTCCAGAACGCAATCGGGCGCTCGAAGGCGAGCAACACCTACACCGAATGGCAGACCGATGGTCTTGCCGCTGCCAACCACGACAACAAGACCATCCAGGGCGATGATCTGGCGAACGAAAGCCGCGCGAATACCGTTCGCGTCGGGACGCATACCCAGATCTTCAAGAAGGTGGTTGGCGCTTCGACGACCGTGGAAGCCACTTCGAAGGCTGGTCGCCGTTCGGAACTGGCCCGCGAAATCATGAAGGCTGGCCGTGAACTGCGCACCGACAAGGAAAAGCGCTTCCTTGGCAACTACGCCTCTGTGGCAGCGGCTGCTGGCACTGCGGGGGAAACCGCTGGTGCGCTGGCGTGGCTGACCTCGAACGTTTCGCGCGGCGGGACGGGAGCTAATGGTGGTTTCTCAGCAGGTATCGTCGCTGCGGCCACCAACGGCACCCAGCGCGCTTACACTGAGGCCCTGCTCAAGACCGTGCTGCAATCGGTCTGGACCTCTGGTGGCAACCCGAAGATGGTTATCACCAACGCGGCGCAGAAGCAGGCGGCTTCGGCGTTTGCCGGTATCGCAAGCGCGCGCCGTGAAACCGGCAACACCCGCGCAACCATCATTGCCGGGGCTGACGTTTACGTGTCGGACTTTGGCGAGGTGCAGTTCGTGCCGGATCGCTTTGCTTCGGCGCGTGACGCGCTGGTTGTGGACCCGGAATACTGGGACATCGCTGTTCTGGACCCGATGAAGACCCGCGACCTCGCCGTTACTGGTCTGGCCGACCGCAAGGCGCTGTATGATGAATGCGCGCTGCGCTGCCTCAACCAGGCTGCGTCTGGCGTGGTGGCCGACCTGACCTGATCGGTCGGGACATAACCCAAGTTGAGGGGCTGGCTTTCGGGCTGGCCCCTTTTCTTTTGCAGAGGTGACGCATGGCAAGGCCGAATAAAGCCACTGGCGAGAAGGTTACGGTTGAGGCGCTGCGTGATGGCGTTTTCGTGGCTGACGATGTGCGCTGCGACAAGGGCGAACGGGCGACGGTTTCGGCTGAACTGGCGAAGATCATGCAGGAGGCGGGGCTTGTCCGGGTTCACTAACTGGGAACTGCTGGACGATGGCAGTTTCAACGGCGTCCGTAAGTGGATCAGGTCGAGCGACGACGACCACGGCACGGTGGAAGTCAAACACGAAGATGTAGGTTCGCACCTGCTGCTGGAAAGCAACAAGCGGGCGCAGAACGAGAGTTTCGATAAGCGGTCGGAGATGTGGCACGTGGCCAGAATCCCCGCTTACGTGCAGCTGGAATGGCTGACGAAGTATGGCGTTGACCCGTGGGACCCGAACCACGCCGAGGGACGCCGCCGTCTGCTGAATAGCAGCGAATACGCGCACCTCAAACGCGCACCGATTGTAATTTAGGGGACACGCCATGCCAGCCTTTGACGTTCCCGCGAACCTTGCCTTTGACAATTACGGCGAGTTGATCGCGGGTATTAACGATTGGCTGGACCGCAGCGACCTGACCGGCAGTGCGCCGACAATGATTGCGCTGGCGGAGTCGCGTTTGCGCCGCGAACTGGCCCCGTTCTTTGTCGAAAAGTCGGCTTCGATCAGCGTGACGGCGGGTGTCGGTGCGTTCCCCGATGATTTCGGGACGCTGACGCTGGTTAGCTGCGATGGCAAGCCGCTGGTGCAAGTCAGTCCGTTTGCTGCGCTGGATATTCCGGCAAGTTCCGTGGCAAGCGCCTACACTATCGAGGCGTCCGGCATTCGAGTATGGCCCGCCGGTGATTTCACCGTCACGCTGCTTTACAAGCCAGCGCTGCCCCAGTTGACAGAGACGACGCCAACAGCAAGCCTGCTGTCCGCGCATCCCGATTTGTATTTCTTCGGCGCGATGATGTTTGCTGAGGGCTATGTTGCCAACGACCCGCGCGCTTCGCTGTTCAAGGGGCTGTGGGATGAGGCGATTGCAGAGGCGAAGGTTTACCTGACGCGACAGTCGTTCGGTGGCCCGCTGGTTCCGCGCCTTGGGTTTGTGCCATGAAGGCCGCGCTTGCGCTTCCCCCGTTCCTGCCCGACCAATCGGTCAATAGTGGAGCGCTGAGCGAGGCTACAAACGTCTATCCGCGCGTTGATGGCTACGGGCCGGTGCGCGGTCTGGTTTCGCAGTCTAAGGCGCTTCCGGCGGCTTTCAAGGGCGGGGCCTCGTTCATTGCTACCGATGGCACCAGCTACCTGCTGGCCGGTCATGCGGCAGGGCTGTCGAAATACGGCGGTGGCACCTGGACCAATCTGGTTACGGGCATGACGATTTCCGGCCAGTGGCGTTTCACGCAGTTCGGGAACTACGTAATCGGCGTGAATGGCGTCGAAACCAAGGTTGTGAACCTGAAGGCCGGGACTGCCAGCGCATTGACCGGCGCGCCTGCGGGTGTCGCAATCACGGTAGTTGGCGATTACGTGGTGATCGGGCAGGGCAGCGGCGACCTGCTGGGCATCTATACGAGCGCGTTCAACGATCACACGGGATGGGCGCCTGGGGTGAATGGGGCGACCATTCAGCCGATGCTGACGGGCGGCGAAGTCATGGGGCTGGCTGGCGGCGAATACGGGGTGATCCTGCAACGCCAGCGGCTTGTGCGCATGACCCGCACCGGGGATGCCGACGCCCCGTTTCAGTTTGACGAGATTACGCCCAACGTGGGCTGCGCGTCCAAGGCTTCCGTTGTCGCAGTGGGCCGCACCGTGTTCTTCCTGTCCGACCGGGGCTTTATGGCGCTGGAAGACGGGCAGGCGATCAAGCCGATTGGCTCTGAAAAGGTCGATCGCACGTTTCAAAGCCTTGTGCCGCGCGATGATTACGAGCGGCTGTTTTCGGCGGTTGATCCTGAAAACAAGTTGGTAATCTGGTGCGTTCCGGGTGTGCCGGGGCGGCTGTGGATCTATAATTTCGAGTTGGACCGATGGTCGATGGCCATGCTGTCGATCGACGGGGTGTTTTCTGGCTTCACCTCGTCGGTGACGTTGGAAGAACTGGCGGTGACTTACACCGATCTGGACGCCATGGCGATCAGCCTGGACGACCCCCGCTTTTCAGGCGGCAATCCGCGTCTCTATGGAGTGGCTGGGGCTGAACTTTGCACGTTCAGCGGGGACACGCTGCAGGCGGTGCTGGCGTTCAGCTTTCAGGAGTTGGCCAAGGGGCGGATTGCGCGGATGCGTTCGATCCGCCCGGTCGGTGACGCGCTGCTTGGGCAATCCATCACGGTCGATTGCCGTTCGCGCATTGGCGACCCGGAAAACAAGGTTGCGGCCAGTGATCTGCGGGCCAGTGGTATCATGCCGATCCGGTGCGCTGGCCGTTACATGAAGCCGCGCCATGTGATCGCGGCGGGCAGTGCATGGACGTTCATGCAGGGCCTTGAGTTTGATTTCGAGGCCGCCGGTGATCGGTAGGGTTATCCCCGAAACGGGGGCTGGGCGGCTAGATTGGCAACGTCTGGTGGCTCAGGGGCATAAGGCGCATTCCAAGCGCCTGAAAGCCTCTGAGGGCGCTGTAGAGGCTCTTGACGCGCGTGTGGCCGCTATTGAGGCGGACATTGCCACGTCAACGGGCGGGGTTGGCGGTTTGAACAGCCGGACGGGCGCGCTGGAAAACCGCGTGGATGCGCTGGAAAGCCCATCGACCATCACGCTGACGCCAGGAAGTGCGCCGAGCAGCCCGGCGCGGGGTATGATTTATTACGACGGCACTGCCAACAAGTTGAAGTGCTGGAACGGCACGACTTGGAACGACCTGTGGTGATTACCGCAGGTGCGCCTCTGACCGTCGAGGCTGTCGCGGCGCTTGATCCGGCGATGCAACGCGGCGGGCATGATTGGGTTGAACTGGCTGACGATCTGGACAGCGGCGGGGCCTGTTTGTGGCGCGTTGACGACATCGCTTGGCTGGTGACGCGGCCCGATGATGCCGGGGTGATTGAAGCGATTGCAGCAGGCGGGAGACAGGCCGCGCGGTGGGCCAGGCCTATTGAGGCTGCTATTCGCGCGCATCCCGCACACCAAGGGCGGCGGCTTAGAATTTGGGGCCGTCATGGCTGGCGGCGGTATTTCCCGGATTGGGAACTGGTCGGGGTCGAGGGCGGCATGAGCATTCTGGAAAGCGAGAACTGATATGGGGTCGAGCAAGAAAACGCAGACGACCAAGCCGATCTATGAGGCGCAGCTGACGGGCGCGGCTGATACGTTGAAGGGCGTTTACAGCAACAACGCGGCTAACGTGCAGTCGATTTCGGATCAGTTGGGTGGGCTTATCCCGTCAATGCTGGACAAGTATCGGTTGGGTGACAGCGGCGTCAATGCGGCGCGGGGCTTCCTGACGCAGACGCTGGAAAGCCAGCCTGACCAGAATCCCTACCTTGAGCAGATCGTTGCGCAGACCAACGCTAACGTGGCTGACAAGACGCGCACGGCGATGGGAACGCGCGGGCTGACGGGCGGCACGGTGATGCAGGACATTGTTTCGCGCAACCTGGCCGAAAACGAGAGCGGGCTGCGCTACAACGACTATGCGCAGGCGATGGCCCGCAAGATGCAGGCTGCGGGTATGGCTCCGGGCATTGCGGCGGGTGACGCTATCCAGATCGCGCCGCTGTTGTCGGTGGCTGATGCCTCTACTTCGATGCCGCTGGACGCTGCGATGAAATATGCCGCCGGGACGGGTGGTCTGCTGGGTCAATACACGAACACCACGCAGAAGTCTTCGGGCGGGCTGCTGGGCGGGCTGCTGGGTTCTGTGCTGGGTGGCTGGGCCTCTGGCGGCTTCAAGGGGATTTGAGCATGACGATGGGAACCGGCGGCATTTTCGGAAATCCGTCTGGCCTGTTTGGCCGCCGCAAAAGCCCCTTTGGGCGGGCGGGCGACATGGCCGATCAGTTCATGCCGCAGATCGCACCGGACACGCAGGGCGCAATCGACCAGTACGCCGCCATGCCGGAACAGAAGCGCGGCGGCGGGTTCTTTGGGCAGGGCGGGATTGGCCGCGCGATTGCTGGCTATCTTGGCGATGCCTTGCTGCGACAGGCCGACATGGACCCGATCTACGCGCCGAGCATGATGATGCAGCAGCGCGCGCAGATGATGGCCCGGCAGGCCGAGGCAGAGCGCCGCGCCCGTTTTGATGACTGGCGGCAGCAGTATGATTACGAGCGGGCCAATCCGAAGCCTTCGACCGCGCAGCCCTATCGCTGGGAAAGCAATGACGGGTCGCTGATGGAACTTGGGCCTGACGGCCAGCCACGCAAGGTCTATGCTGATCCGACGCCCAAGATGAACTTCATCCCCGATGGCATGGGCGGCGGGCAGTGGGTGGCTATTCCGGGGGCTGGTTCTGTCGCTCCGCAGGCGGGCGGCGCGCAGTTGCCAGAGGGTTACAAAATCCGTGGTGCGGGAGGTGGTGTCGGCAACGGCACCAGCAACTTTCGCCGGTAGCAAACTCGATTACATCACGATGATGTCA